ATGAGTAAAGGGCTGTTGGATAGACCCAAGCCTCCCAAGTAAAAGTATCTCCTGGCGTTAGGCTATTATCATCTGTAACAATAAGGTAACTATTATTTCCACTAAAAACAGATGAATGATGCGGCTGCGTTTTATTAAACGGCAAGTAGAACCCGTTAGTTCCGTAACTACCGCCTGTGTATTCTTTGGGTATCCATTGCCCTGTGTCTGAGTTGGTTTCACCGAAGTCGCTTGCTGCTTTTGCAGCACCGTCGATAAAGTGTGTTTCTGCTAAGTAAGACTTCAACGGAAAATCTGCACTGTGATACTGACCAAGCCAATGTGCAGTAGCAGTATTTACATTAAGCTCTAGATTTTGATTAGGATAAACAGACGTTGCAAAAGAAGTTTCTTGTACGCCGTTAACGTACATTTTTACTCGATTAGCTGCTGTTCCTTGAGTTGTGTCAATCGCTAAAACAATATGATACCAAGCTGATGGGTCACGAAATACCCTGTTAGTAGTTAAGTTTATTTGAAAAGCACTACTAGCATAATATACAACTCTTAATGCATCGTCTGGAGTTCCGCCGCTTTCAAAATTATGATGAAAGACATCAGAGTTGCTAGTCCCTGCCGTCATGATTACTCTAGATGTCCCATCAATTGTTGTTATTTTTACCCAATAGCTAAGTGTAAATGTTCTTCTATTTCCTGCTGAAGAAGGGGTTCTTTTCAAATAATCGTTTGTTTGCGAAAATATCAAAGACTTCTCTATCTCAAACGGCTCTGCAACAGCACCACTACCCATCAGTATTTTATTTGCACTAGTCATTAGCTCAATACCTGTCCTGCTGTAAATCCAAGATAATTAGTCGAATCAACTATGACGAAAACAAAAACATCTACATTTCCTGATCCCGTACTAATTGTTGGCGCTGTTGCCGCCGCCCAATCCACGGTTGCGGGCCAGGTTATTGTTTTTGCTGAAGCGTTTTGAGTTATTTTCAGAACAAAGCTGCTGCCATATCCTGACCCTGCTGGATTTGAAAACGTGTATGTCACATTTTCACTTAATGCGTGTGTGAAAAAGCTTCCATCCTGTAGGTTAATATTTACAGTCGCGCCACTTCCTAATGCGGTAACAGTTTCATTGACACCACCGCCAAGCGTTAAAACACCATTTGCATCCGCAGTAAGAGCTTTGCTTGCCGCACTCAATCCTAATTGAGCAATGTCTAAATAGTTCAGCTCTGTTGAAGTCGCTGTCACATTGTCTAAAATATTTAACTCTGCTCCAGTAGCGGTAACCGTTGTCCCTGCAAGAACGATACTGCTACCAGTAAGGTCTAAATTGTCGCCAGACGGCAACTCTTTAATGCCGGAAGAATCTGCGGTTAGTGGAAATCGATTTGCCATTTAAGTTACTCCTATTGAAATAGAGCCTGACCTTGTGGCTATGGTGAAAATACCTGCCAAAACGTCTATGTCTATAGTTGATGCTCTGCCGAAAACCTTTACAGTTCCCGAGCTTTTTGGTTGTTCTCCCACAAATGGCATTTTTTATTCTCCTAGTGTCGGGCGGGTTGCAGGAAAGTCTGAAGTGCTGGGCCAGCCACGAAGCGCAGCTCTGTAAGTAATGATATTGTCGCGGTTGGGCCAATCTGGTGTTTGAGATGCTGTGTCTGTTGCAATAAGCTCCTGACCTCTCCACCTTCTTGCCTCTTGTTCAGCCGTTAAATCAGGTACTTCAGCGGGTACGAACGCTTCGTAATACTCAAAATTTGCTGCTACGAATGATTCTTCGGCAGTAATGCAGGGGTTAGTAATATTTCCACCTGCATCTTTAATTACCCATTTACTGCTCATAAAGTTTCTCCTGCTACCCTGGTAGATACTGTATTAAAATGATGCCGTGTCCACCGGTTCCAGCTCTCATATACCCCGCATAAGTAGAATTATTGCTCCTACATGCCCCACCTCCAGCACCTATACCACCATTCCCCGAAAAGCTATTTATACCTACGCTAGAGTAGGCATATCCACCCCCACAAAAGTCTTCTCCGTGAATATGATCACTCTGATCTTCAGCGCTTTGGTTGCTCTGCCACATGCCACCTCGCTGCCCTCCACAGATTGTTCCGTAACGAGATGCTAGTATCCCTCCTGGACCCGCGTCTGTTTTCGCGCCAAGAAATGATACAGATGACGCCGTTGCACCTGTTGCATATACACCAACCGCGCCGCCACTAATAGTACCTGTACCTCCACTGAAGCCTGCCCAACCTTCATTAGCAGAACCTGAAACAGCTCCTCCTCCTGCATTCGCCGCGCTAGATTGAATACCTCCTTCACCGCCTCCGCACGTAAGCGTTCCTGTTATTCCAGTACCTGCGATAGTAGAGTTTCCCCCAGTAACACCATCTCCAAGACCCATACGCATGTTGCCACCAGCCCCAACTACAAGCGTAAAAGAACCTGCGGTTGTTACAGCTAGACTAGCTATCTTTCCGTAGGCAGCGGCTGCTCCACCGCCATAAATAGTTGTACCAACTGCTCCAGAACCTCCTCCACCGAGGACATGTATGCAAATATTGCCGTCTTCTGGAGGAACCCAAGTCTGAGAATTAACAATGAAATATTGAGGGTAAGTTTTCCCTCCACCACCACCGCCACCTAATTTAACTGGCACTTAGACCTCCATCCAACCGAGCGTTGCGTCGGCATAAACAAGTTGAGTTCCTGCGCTTGCAGCAATTTCACCGCTATCGGCAGTACTGTTGATTTTATCTGAACCGTTGCGAGCGATAGTTACTGCCGCGCTGCTGTTGTTTCTAACAGACACGCTGTGCCCTCCTACTCCAGCCGGTAAAGTAATTGTTATCGCGCTAGAACCCGTGACCATAATTTGCGATCCGTTAACTGCTGTGAAGTTCGCAGTTTTAATAAGCCATGCGTTGTAGCTTAAAACTGGAGCGGCGACGGTTCCAAAACTTAGTACATTGTTGCCATCAGTTTTCAAAAACTGACCACTAGCTCCGTCTGTTACAGCAAGTTTTGCTATGTCTACTGAGTTGTTTGCAATCTTAGAGGTAGTGATTGATGCATCAGAAACAGCTAGAGTTTTGATAAGACTGTCATGCCCAACTACATAGTCGATTACATCTGTGCTGGCTAATGCACTATTAAAAATAATCTGAGAACCGCTGACAGTAAATCCTGACACAGGTGCTTGAGTCACGCCGTTCAAACTGACTATTAAACTAATAGCGCTTGTAGGAAAATAAGCTGCGCTATCTTTTGTAAGGTTATAAGTTGCGGTTGCACTGGTTGTTATCGCGTCAAGCAACACATTGCTCTTTCCTGCGCCGCTGCTCCTACCGAGAAAAGGCATCTACTATTCTCCTAATGTCGGCTTAGTGTCAGGAAAGCTAGACGTAGTGGGCCAGCTACGAAGTGCTACTCGATAAGCAATGTACGCTGCATGTTGCGGGTGGTCTGTCGTCGGCACAATAAAGTCAGTGGTACGCAGCTCTCCATCTCTCCAGCCTCTTGCAAGTTCTTCAGCGGGTATTACGGCTTCCTCTGGAGGTACGTTTGCTCTATAAAACTCAAAGTTTGCTGCGACCCATTCTGCGGATGCTTTAATACTTTCGTTAACTACATTTCCATCTGCATCTAATATTGTAAATACGCTCATAAATTCTCTCCTACTACCACGGTAGATACTGGATGATTACGAGTCCATCACCGCCTGAACCTCCAACTCCGTTACCTGAATTTGCGTTGTTAAAAGCTCCTCCACCCCCGCCTCCAACGCCGCCATTTCCAGCACTTATCTTTCCACCTGAACTCCAACCACTATGGTGACCTCCACCACATAAGTCCCCGCCCTGTAGGTCAGGACCGCTGGGGCTACCTACTTCGTCATAGCTGCCATTGGAAGTATATTGAAACCCTGCTGGGCTGCCCCCGACTATGAAACCAAACCCAGAACATGCAAGACCTCCCCCTTGAACATCGGAGCCATATGAGTAGTTATTGAACTGATTACCCCCTATACCTGTTCCGTTAACTCCAACATTACCGGCGTTTGAGCCTCCTTGATTATTTACATCTCCTCCAGAAGCAGTCCCACCTGGGTCACTTCCGTAATTCCATCTTGCTCGACCACCGCCGTTTGTATAGAGGTCGGTCATACCTGTTTTTGAAACGTAAGAGGCACCACCCGTGTTGCCTTGTCCCTGTCCCAAGCCGCCAGTTCCGCCACCGCCTATAACAACAGTAAAGCTGTCAGAAGTAGTTACTGCCAGAGAGTTTTTCCTACAGTACCCGCCACCGCCACCGCCATAACAGGAAGCAGCTCCACCACCGCGACCAGCTCCACCACCGCCAGCCCCAATCACATGTATACAAACATTCCCATCCTGTGGGGGAACCCAAGTCTGAGAGTGTGCAAGAAAAAGTTGGGGGAATGCTCCTCCCGCTGCTGCGCCTAAAACTGCCATATTTTTCTCCTAGATTGCGAACCAGCCAATGGCTGCACTGACGAACACAAGCTGCACGGAATTGCCTTGGGGCAGGGTGCCGTCCTCGTCTAATGATCCGATTTTTGACCCATTTCGCCCCACTGTGACTAGTGCCGCTCCGGCGTTTGCAATAATTACCGATTGAGTCGGAGACGGGGACGCTGGCAAAGTGATGGTGAAAGCCGTGCTTGGCGCGTTGCAAACAATTTGATCCTTTGCTGCACACGTAAAGGTAGCGTCTTTTATTAAAAAATCGTTATAAGCACCACCAACCGCAACCCACGCATTGTCACCACGCAGAAAAGTTGTAGCTGAAGCGGTGCCGGTTGCTGCCAATTTAGGAATTGTAATTGCATCGTCAGCTATAGATGTTGTGCCAAGCTCTGCTTTTAACGCTCTTGACGCTAATTTTGTAAGAGCCATTAGGTGATCTCCATAATTCCGAGGCTGACATCAAGAGCAGAAGCTGTTCCCGATTTGACTCGCAAGACATCTGTTGTTTCCAGAATGTACTTTTGTCCTGACAAAACTTCGAGAGTTGTTCGACCTGGAATACTCACGGTATCTAGAACCTGAAAAACTGTGCTGCTTGCCGAGGTGTCTTGACTCTGCACTGAGACATCAACTGAGCTGCCAAGCTTGTTACAAATCGCAAGTCCCAGAATCACAGTCGTTGTTGACGACGGCGCAGTATATAAATCAACGTATGCTGAGTGATTTACGTTTGCCGCGAATGCGTTTTTAAAGGTGTTAGCCATTTTATTTTCCTATCCTAATGCGATTGCGAGTGCCGTAGCATCGTCAACAGAAGCTGCGCTTGCAGCGGTAGCTACAACTTCGTTTACCCCACCCGCCGTAATTCGAAGTTCAAACGCATCGCCGCTGGCGAAAGAGGTTGCCGAAGTTCCGTCTTGACCACGAACTACAGTTAAGTTGGTGCCAGAGATTGCGGTCACTTTGACAATTTCCATCGTGACCGGTCCCTCTTTCTGCAACGTGCAGAACGCATAGTCGGTAGCGCCTAACGTGGGGAACCCTGTTGCGCTAGTTATCGGGATCGTAGTTACGCTGCTGTTAATGGCGCCGCTTATCGTTGTCTGAAAATTGTTCGCAAACTTAATGCCCATCGCATTTCCTTAACTAGCGGTTATTTGCCAGGTTATCGTCATTACGTCCGACGACGATTTATTTACTTGGGCATAGACAGTCCGACACAACATTGTGCCGCCGCTAGATGCGTTCAAAATAGCGGCTTCAGTTAATGCCCCTGTTCCCGTTCCGGCTGCAAAAGTAGCAACATAAGAAACTTGATTGGCAGAAACAGTTGTTGAGGTCAGGGCGATACGCGCTAACTCAGTACCTAGTGCGGTATCTGCTACGGCAGCGGCAGTACTTCCAGAGCCGACTGCCATGTGCGACATAGCCGTAGCTGTCGCGTCTTTCATTCGCGATGCCACATAGCCTTTACCTGTAGTAACGACAAGGTTATCTATGTCTCGAACCACTTTGCCGTTGAGTGATACGGAGAGTCTCCCCGTAAGTGTTAAAGCTGAGTTAAACATTATTGATTCCTCTCAATTAAGAGTTAAGTGCGAACGTGTTGAACGCTGAAGTATTAAGTACCGAGTGGTTATGTCGAGTTACTAAATGAGTAAAACTTTCTGAAAACGACACAGAGTCTGTTTCGTTCTTTTGAACAGAGAAAACACTGTTGTCACTAAAAGAAAAGACGTTGGTCTTATTAACCACCGCTCCGTTAGTATGGTTTTCAATGTCATCAAGACTAAAAGCATCAGTGAACGCCCGTATGTAAGACACATTCCTATTGAATATATCCCCGACACTTAAACTGTCTGCTAGAGGTTTGCTTAAAGACTTACTATCCGTATCAGAAATAGGTGTCGAGTCTGTTTTTACTGCCGAAAACGCTGTGGATAAAATCTCAGAAACCGACAGCGTCTCTGTTAGACCCTTGCCTATAGTCAGAACAGCAACATCCGAAACAGCATATGAGTCTGCGAAGTCTCTGAAAAATTGAACAGTAATGTCCACGTTTTCTGAAAGCGATAACGCCTCGCTGATTTGTTTTTGTAAACTAAGCTGTTGAGAGTCGCTGATCGATAATGTTTCAGCGGATACCTTTCCTATGTTTAAGGAAGAGATATCCGAAAAGGAAAAAGAGTCAGGACCAAGGTATCGGTTAAGCGTGTAGTAGTTTAAATCTACTTGCGTTGCCTTTAGCTCGTTCCAGGTAATATCACCCTTAACTAACTGGTATGCGACGTCAGCTTTAAGATTGCAGTATGTAACGTCCATTCTTTTAGCCATTAGTCAAAATCGCTCCTGACTTTCAGCTTGATTAGATCGTAAACGGTTTGGACCCCACCGTTATTAAAAGTGATCTCGATCTCACCTTCATAGACTCCGGCTGTACTTAATGTACCTGCCGGAAAATTTGTGGCGACTTTCCCTAGAGAAGGGTTAGTTAAAGAGCAGGTTAGGGTACTGGTTATTGTCGTAGAACCTACCTCTCTAAGCCTGAGTCTTACACTTGCACCCGTGACATTAATAGCTGCCCAAGTGGTACTGTCTTCTGCATCAAGTATTTGACCTGCCGCCGCTAAATGACTGTTCTTTAGTGTGAACGTCAGCTCAGGCAGAGTGTCACCGGTCACCAAATTGAGAGTGTCTGAATAAGCCATTAGATAAACTCCCTCTTGCGTATCGTTAAGGTGCCACCGGCAAACCCAAACTTAACCTGGCGAACAGCCTTGCTGACCTCTCTGTCAAACAGAGCTTTTTTGCTTGCCGCCATGTTCGGGTTAGTGAATGGC